TTTTATGCTCATCCCAGACAGGTCTTTGTTTATTCTACAGAAATTCGGTATAAAAGTATCAAAAAACGAATTTTTAGCTATAAGATGTCATGATGGTGTGTTTGATAAAGCAAATGAAGCGTACTTTTTTAGTAACGTTGAGTCATCTAGACAAAAAACTTCTATTATTTCAATACTACACTCAGCAGACTTCCTAGCTTCTAAGGTTGAATACGATATGTGGAAAAGAAATGGTGGCTCATCACAACCTAAAGCACAAAAAACTCAGTCTTCTACAGGTAAACGAGTAAATTCCTCAGAAGGCTTAACAAATATGTTAAAAAATCTATAAAAACAATGTACTACGAAATAACAATAGGTATATTAGTTGTAGTTTTGGTGATTTTATCATATATTATTAGAAACCTTATGATAAAGGTAGAAAAATATGAGGATGTTACTATAGATCAGACAAAATATCTTCAAAATATTTCTAATGTAATAAAAGAATCTAACAAACACCTTAATACTCTAGATGAACGAGGGGTCTTTCAATCAGATGATGAGGTTGGTCTTTTCTTTCAGCAATTAAAATTGATTCAGGAAGAATTAGACCGATATATGCTCCCCGAAAACTATGGCAAGGAAGAGAAGCAAAGCTAACTACTTTACAAAAGAAACAGAAGAATATATAGTAAAATACAATAACTCGGAAGATTTAGAGTATCGAAACAGCATCTTCACCGAACACATTTACTACCCCTTTTACAAGCTAGCAGAGAATATTATACATACTTTTAAATTCTACTACACTGATGTAGATAAAATAGAGGATTTAAAACACGAAATAGTTTCAATGTTATACGAAGAAAAAATGGATAAGTTTGATCCTACAAAAGGAGCTAAAGCTTATTCTTATTTTGGTACTATAGTAAAAAGGTGGTTGATAAATTACAATAATAAAAACTACAAAAAGCTCAAACAGATAGGTACGATGGAGGAAGCTCCACAGAGCTATAAGAATAACTATTCACTTGATACTGAGATAGGTGTTACACTTAGTGAATTTATCGATAGGTATGTGGATGAAATGTACTTAAAGATAGATGAACTCTTTATCAAGGATAGTGAGAAGAGAATAGCAGATGCTATACTTACTGTATTCAGAACCCGACATGATTTAGAAATATTTAAGAAAAAAGCTCTCTATATCTACATTCGGGAAATGACCGACTGTGAAACTCCTCATTTAACTAAAGTTGTTAATGTATTAAAAGAAGAGTACTATCAGGTTTATAATACTTTGTACGAAAAAGGATTTATCAAAAATAACTTACCTTAAATCTATTTATAATTAAAAATAGATATGAGTTTAGATAAAGAAATATTTAAAGGAAAAACTCTATCTGATCTTTTTGGTGAGATTTACGACAATTCAAAAGAGACAAAAACTCAAGTACGCTCACTAATATCAGAACTTAAACCTCTAATAGAAAACATTGGAGACGCTACCCTTATTGTCCCTATGATTAAAGAATATATGGAGATAGGTGTAAAGAATGACGAGCATTTGATTAAGTTAGCGACAGTTATACAACGTATAGAAACAGCTGCAGCTAAAGGTGAATCAGGTGAATTCGATTTTTCTGACCTTCAAGATCTTTTAGAAGAGCAAGAAGCTTTAGATCAACAGATAGAACAAAATACCGACACACCAGAAGAAGAAGAGTAGTGATTAATTACAATTTTTTAAACCCTTCAGATGCTATTAATGCATTGATTCCTCCCTCTCTAGGCAAGGAACAAACCTTTATACCTGCTAGGGTAAAGAAAGTAATCCTAGACGATTCTGATAACGAGTATAGCAAATATGGTAGCTCAGAGGCAGTTGGTGTTATTAAATATAAGCTTCTTAACGAGGATTCTAAAGAAACAAAAGATAAAGTTGAAGATTTGGATGAAGCATATCCTATCAACTCTACTTTTAGAACATTACCGTTAGTAAATGAAATTGTATTACTTTTAACAGGACCTGCTCCGACTATAGGTAGATCGACAAATGATACGAGAACATATTACACATCAATTGTGGCATTATGGAATCACCCTAACCACAACGGGTACCCAAACAGCGACACTCTAGATCTAGGAGAAGGTATACAAGAAGGTATCGATATTAACCCACTTCAACCTTTTCCTGGAGACTTAATACTCGACGGAAGACAGGGGCAGTCTATTAGATTTGCAGGGTTTAAATCTAAGAAAAATACCTTTACAGATGATGATAATCAAGGAAAACCTATAACTCTTATAAGTAATGGTCAAAAATTAATAGGAGACAGCTTTACACCGATAACTGAAGATATCAACGAAGATGCTTCTTCAATATATCTATTATCTGATCATTCAGCTAAACTTATACAAGCTAATTTTAAAAGAGCATCTTACGATAAGACACCTCCTACTGCTAAGGAATATAAGGGTAGCCAGGTTATTGTAAACGGCGGCAGACTTTTTTTTAATGCAAAAAACGAAAGCGCTTTTATTTCAGCAGCAGAATCTATAGGTCTAAATAGTAAAACGCTAAATTTTGATGCAGATAAATACGTATGTATTGATGGTGAGGTTATTTATTTAGGGTTCAAATCTCGTACAGCTAGCAATACTAATAAACAGCCGGTTGTATTAGGACACAGGCTAGAAACATATTTAAGAGAGTTATTAGATGTATTGACCGAAGTGTCAACAGGTCTATCTAAAGCCACCACCCTTAAAGGAGAACCTATACCCGGTTTAATAGATGTAGGCTCATCAGCTTTAAAGTTAATTAACGAAAATTTAAAAAGCCAACTTAACCCAGGCGGTACATCAAATTTAAAATCTAAAAAAGTATTCACTGAATAATGCCTTGTAGTATACCCGCATCTCAACTATCAGCATGGATTGCCCAACAGATCGGCAAAGCTAGAGCTTTTGTTATAGGTAAAGTAACAGAAGAAGTAAATAAAATTACAGAAAAATTATCAGGAGAGATTTGTCCTCCTGTGGAAGAGTTAGAAAAGATACTAGCAGTTAGAGATAGCCTAGTACAAGTTATTGAGAACTTTGAAAAAAAAATAGAACCTATAAAACAAACAGCTGAAAAGCTAGACCCTCCAATTAAAACAGCTAAAACCACAGTAACTGTACTAGAGACGCTAGCTGTTCTTACAACTGTAGGTGTACCGCCTCCTGCCGGAGGAGTTTTGTTTTCCCTTCCAGTTAAGGTTACTAACAAGTTCGCTCAGCTTTTAAACCTTGCCTGTCAATTTGTAGACCTTTTAGAAAAAGATCAAAAAGCTATTAAAGAGCTTACACAGAACTCTACTGCATTTATACAGCCGGTAAAGGATAAACTAAACTCTATAGATATACAACTTGAAGGATGTGTGAATAAACTTCCATCTGACGATAGGCTTAAATTTGTTTCTTTGATTGGAGAACAGCCACCAGAGGTAGAGGAAAGAGAACTAGCATATAGATCTACTAGCGGTAACAGATACATTATAATAATTGAAGAAGATAAAGTACCTAATCTGCCCGCACCTAGAAGGTATGCTGCAGTAAAAGATAAAACAGGAGTTATAGTACTTAAAGGAGAATCTTCCTTTAGCTCATCAACAAAAGTACTAGTAGATGAAATAAAATTTAGAATAGAAAATCAACTTCCATAACTTAACTATTTATATATATGAAACTCGATCAATTAAGAAAAATCATACGAGAAGAAGTAAGAGCTGCGGTTAAGGAGGAGTTACAAGACATCCTTAACGAAGCAGTAAAAGTAGCAAGTACACCCGGCAACTCACCAACACAAACTGTAACAGAGAAAAAAGTTTCTCCTAAAGTGAATACCGGAAATAGAACTTTAGATGAAATGCTACAAATGACAAAAAATAATATGACATCAGAAGAATACAGAAATGTAATTAACGGAACTTCTGATATGGTTAGTAGACCTAATTTTGCTAGCTCTATGGCAAGTCAAATGGGAATGACAGGACCAGCTCCTGGTATAGACATCTCTCAACTTGATTTTGTTAAAAAAGCAGGAGCTGTACTAAAAAAGTCTAATGAACTAGATAAGCAAAAAGTAGGAGCATTATAATATGGCATTTGAAGTTAAAAAGATTAATCCTTTAGACCTACAGCCTAGAAAAGCTATAGGAGTTAACTTACCTTTTACAGGTAAAGCAGTCTTTAATTCTACATACGAAACTAAAGATGCATTAAAAGCTAATATGATTAATTATTTTTTAACTGGTAAAGGAGAAAAATATTTTGAACCTACTTTTGGCTCTGAATTAAGATTCGTTGTATTTGACAATCTAAATACAGACACAGAAGATAGAATAGAAACTATTATTAAAGAAGGTCTATATCTCTATTTTCCTGAAGTTATATTAACTGAACTTAATATAAATTCTGATACCGATAATAATACAGTAACTATATTTCTAAAATATGCAGTATCAGAAACTAATATTGAAGATGAACTAATTATTAACTTTCAACAATAATGGCAGAAGAAAGAGATATAAAATATATTAATAGGGACTTTGGCGATTTTAAAACCCAGCTAACAGAGTTTGCAAAAAACTATTTCCCTGACACCTATAACGACTTTTCTCCTACATCACCTGGAGTAATGTTTATAGAGATGGCTGCGTACGTAGGTGATATTCTATCATTTTATCAAGACACACAGCTACAAGAGACATTCTTACAGTATGCTAAGAACCCAGGTAATTTGTATAGCATGGCCTACATGTTAGGGTATAGACCAAAAACAACAGCTGTAGCAGAAGCTGAAATAGAAATAACTCAAAGAGTAGCAGCTTCAGGCTCTAATTACGTACCTAACTTTGATCAAGCTTTAGTAATTAGTGAAAACGCGCAACTATCTTCTGGTAATACAAAGTTTATTATAGATAAAAAAATAGACTTTTCTTTTTCTAGCTCATACGATCCTACTGAAGTAACTATTTACTCCCTATCCAATGGTAACCCTGCAGAGTTTTTATTAAAAAAATCTGTAAAAGCTTTTTCAGGAGAGGTAAAGACTGCAACACAAACGTTTACTACAGCAGAAAAATTTACTACTATTACTATAGACGACGAGAATATTATAGGAGTATTAGATATTACCGACAGTAGTTCAAATACATGGTACGAAGTACCGTTTTTAGGTCAAGATACTATTATAGTAGAAACCTCCAATACTGAATCAGATTCTAATCAAGTACCTTATCTAGCTTCTCTTCAAAGAGTACCAAGGAGGTTTGTAACAAGATTTAATTCACAAGGACAACTAACCATACAGTTTGGCGCAGGAGTATCTGGAAATGAAGACTCTACGTTTTTACCCGATCCATTAAATGTTGGAGCTGGTACTAATCAAGGTATTACTAGAACAGATTACGCTTACGACCCATCCAACTTCTTATATTCAAGATCTTATGGACTAGCACCCTCTAGTACTACTCTAACTATTCGTTATTTAGTAGGAGGTGGTGTAGAAGCAAACGTACCTGCTAATTCTATTCAAACTGAAACTTCAGTCACCTCTACAGCTACTGATACAACCTATCAAGGAACACTAGCATTTAATAACCCTAGAGCAGCTACCGGAGGTAGAGATGGAGATACAGTAGAGGAAATTAGAGAAAATACCTTTAGAGCTTTCAATGAACAAGGAAGAACAGTTACTCTACAGGATTATGCAGTTAGAGCACTATCACTACCTGCTTCATTTGGCTCAATAGCTAAAGCTCATGTAATGCAGGATCAGCTAGTATCGCCTAATAGCGCAACAGACTCTATCCTAGATTCTAATCCACTAGCTCTCTCTATGTATGTTTTAGCGTATGACGTTAATAAAAATTTAACTCTAGCTACAACTAACCTGAAAGAAAACTTAAAGAAGTATCTATCACAGTATATGATATTAACAGACGCTGTTACTATAAAGGATGCTTTTATTGTTAACATTGGAGTTAAATTTGATATTTTAACAAGACCTAACTATAACGGAAGAGACGTACTTTTAAACTGTACAAACAAAGTTAAAGAGTATTTTAATATATCTAACTGGGCTATTAATGAACCTATAAACTTAGCAGAATTAAGCACAGTACTTGACAGAGTAAAAGGTGTACAAACCGTACAGAAGATTGAGATAGTTAATAAAGTTGGAGGAAACTATTCTCAATATGCTTACGATATAAAAGGAGCTACAAAAGGAAATGTAGTTTATCCTTCATATGATCCTATGGTATTTGAAGTAAAGTTTTTAGATCAAGATATTCAAGGACGAGTAACAACATTATAAGATGGCAATATATAGAATTTTTCCCGAAAAAGACACTTTCATCTACACTGAAAAAGAACTAGCAAATTTAGGTAGAGATGAAATTTTAGAGGTTGCTGGGTATTTTACATCTACAGCAGGACAAACCTCTCGTGCTTTACTTCAATTTGATACAATAGAAATACAAGATACGTTAAATAATAAAGCAGGCGTTGGAACAGATTTTTCTGCTAGTCTAAAAATGTTTTTAGCTTATGCTAACGAATTACCTGTAACCTACTCTTTATTTTGCTACCCTATCTCTCAAAGCTGGGATGAAGGCGTAGGTAAGTTTGGTGATCTTCCTATAAATAAATCTGGATGCAGCTGGGAGTATACTAAGGCTGGAGCTGCTGTTTTATGGGAAACTGGGTCTTATAATACTTATGTAACTGCTTCTTTCTTAGATGCAGCTAAAGGAGGAGCCGCTTGGTATACAGCATCTGCCGATTATAATTTAGAAGTTACTCAATCACATAATAAAACTTCTAATCACGATGCTAATTTAGATGTTACAAATGCAATAAACTTATTTTATAGTGAATCCCTAGAAAATAACGGATTTATAGTTAAGTTAGAGGATAGTATAGAGAATAACCAAACATCTTCTATTAGGTTAAAATATTACAGCTCAGATACAAATACTATCTACCCACCCTACCTTGAACTAAAATGGGACGATTTTACTTATTCAACAGGTTCGTTATCTACAATTAGTGATGCAGAAGCTCTTATATCTATAAGAAACGCTAAAGATAGATACACAGATGAGGGTAAAAACAGATTCAGAGTACATGTAAGACCTAAATATCCTACAAGAACATTTGCTACTGCTTCTATATACACAACAAACTATCTACTACCAACAGCTTCATACTGGGGATTAAGAGATGAACATACAGAAGAAATGGTAGTAGATTATGACACTACATTTACTAAAATTAGCGCTGATGGTACTTCTAACTACTTTGACGTATATATGGATGGACTTCAGCCAGAAAGATATTACAGGCTATTAATTAAAACTACAATTGACGGGAATACAAATGTTATAGATAATGGACAAGTATTCAAAGTAGTACGAAATGGATAAAAAAGTAGAAATAAAAAGAACCGTTTATAACAAAGACGAGTTTTATAAAGTTATTAAAAGAAACTTTACTACATTTACACAGCCAGAACCTGTTGTAGATACAGATACAGTAGAGGAGCTTTTTAGACTTTATGAATCTTTATTTTTTACTATTCCTATTAATGGTCAAAGAAATTCACACGAATACATAGTTAAAAGAAGCTTAGAAGTTTATAATTTAGAAAGAGAAGTTGAAGATATTCAACCTCTATTAAATGAGGTTAGTTCTTTAAGAGAGCAGTTACTACAAGCAAATAACACTATACTAAGACTTGAAACAGAAGCTGCCGGTGGTGATGCTTTAGATTTTGAACAAGCTGGTCTAATTTCATCGTTAGAAGCACAGCTACAAGCTGCAAATGCTCAAATTGCTGCACTTCAAACTCAGGAAAATACACAAGGGGCCACAAAAGAAGAGGCTGCTAAAGCTGAAGCTGAAGCAAAAAGAGCAGAAGAAGCTGCTAAACTACAGCAGCAGATTAATAGTGTGGTAACCTTTATTACTGTTGATAACAGTAAAGTGATGGAAGATATTATTAAAATCAGCACAAAAGCTAAGAATAAGAAAAAGAGAAAAAGATTAGACGACAGTAGAGATACAAATAAAATGAATATTCTCCTTAGACAAGCTAGATCTAAATTTAACAGTTATGGACTTGATACTATAGCAAGAGGATTTAACGAATCACCATTAAAGCAAAGAGTAAAGGTTTATACGAGATCTGGTGCCCTTTTATTTAATTTAATACCAGTAAAATAAGGTATGGCGGAAGTTAAAAACATATTAATAGATAGAGATCCAAATTCTCTACCGGAATATGAAAAGTTTTCTGATAAAGATAAAAAACTTATAGATAGCTATGAGGTAAATTCTTTATTTGATACACAAACTGACGGGATAGAAATACATTTTTATTCTCTTGGTAATACTCTACTTTACTCTGACTATGAATATAACTCAGAAAGGATACTTGAAGGCTCAGATACCAACGATGATAGTACTTCAAATCTTTATATTAACCCAGTACAAGATGCTGATGAATATGGTTTTGGTAATTCCGACGTAAAGATACTTTATCATTTTTTGAGAGATAGCTTCTCTGATACGAAAGAAGGTGTAGAGTTTTTTATAGAAGAAATTTCATCTGATAGGACAGAACTTTTAGCTTTAACTACTGGAATTACTGATGAAGAGTTAGTTAATAAAGTCAATTTATTAAAAACTAATTTAGAAGAAGAAAACTTTTTCTACGAGTTTAGAGTTAACTTTCTAAAGAACGACCTCTATATAGGAATAAATGTAGACGTAATAGAATATGAAGGCGGATTAGGATTAGCAGTAAAATTATATGAACCTCTTCCATTAAACTACACGGTAAAAGATACATTCTTTGTTGTAGAAAAAGTATCCGATTCTATATTTTACGAAATAGACTCTGAAGTAGAAGAAGATTCTATCATATATCCAAAACTTAGAGAAGCTAATTTTAATATAGAAACTGACACTAATCAATCGGTTCCATCTAAGTATCTAAACTATGATGAATTATTTAGTTACCCTATATCGAGTAGTTACTATGAAGCATATTCTCTTTTCAATGAAAAAGGAGTTGAACTAGGTATAGATTATTCTTCTTACAGTAACTTCGTACAGTTCTCATCTGCTGAAGAAAGGTTACGAAATTTTAAATACAAAATAGATTTAATTAGTAGCTATGAAAATAGTTTAAGCCTTATTAATACATCTAACTACTCTTTAACAGGAGTATCTGGAAGTAGAGACTATTATGAATCTCTAATCAGAGGAGTAGTTAATAATTTTGATCATTACGAAAAATACCTTTATTACGAAAGCGGAAGCTTTGCCTGGCCAAAGAGCACAGTAAATAAACCTCATACTAATGTAGGTAGTTCAACTAATACAGCTATAACATGGTACAATAATCAATTAGCCAGTGCCTCTGCATTTGATTCTAGTAATTATAGTGCTTTATTTAATGCTATACCTTCTTTTCTTAGAGAAGATTCTAACAATGACTCAGCTCTTATATTTGCACATATGCTTGGGCAGCATTTTGATAATATTTACATCTATACAAAAGCTGTAACGGACAAATATAACAATGACAATAGATTAAATGTAGGTGTATCAAAAGACCTAGTAGAAGACGTACTTAAGAATTTTGGCGTTAAACTATATAACTCAGAAAACTCTTTAAGTGAGATATTTAAAACATTTACTGGAGAAGGGTATACTAGCGGCAGTTTTGAAGAGATAATAAACAACTACATAACCGTAACTGATGCCCCAGCTGGTTCACAACCTGTTGCTATTAAAAATTATACAGGGGAGATTTATAAGCGTATTTATCACAACCTACCTCTATTATTAAAATCTAAAGGTACCGAAAGAGGAATGAGAGCTCTTATTAACTGTTTTGGTATTCCTGCTGATATTTTAGATATAAAACTTTTTGGAGGTTCTGATATAGAATCAGATAAATTCATAGGGTATGAGAGAAACGTTACTAGTTCGTTAGATAAAATTAGAATAGAAAATTCTGGTAGTATAATAAGCGGTAGCGCACTGTCACAATATACTTCTATAAAGAAAGCAGAAACTCAATACACAACAGACATCCATAGAGTAGAAATAGGGTTTTCTCCTTCTGATGCTATAAACGAATATATCATAAGTAGTATATCTTCTGATTTTAATATTGGAGACTACATTGGAGATCCTAGGGATAGCTCTTCATACAAATACGATGCTTTACAACGAAAAGCCGCAGGAGTGTTAGGAAATTTGAACAAATATCAATTAAACGATTTTGTTAGACTTATAAAGTTTTTTGATAACGTTTTATTTAAAATGATAA